CTAACAGCACCAAGATTGTCAAGATTTTCACCTGTTGCCGTCTGCACAAATGCCTGCTTAAACACATAGTCGCCGTAACAGGACACGGCAAAAAGTTCACTTGCCACAGCCTCAAATCTCTTTTCCAGTTGAGAATTATCCTCAGCCTTTTCGCCACATTCGTTAAAATATGCGTTTTTCATATCCTCAAGTATTTCATCATAAGTCTTGTTCAATAGGAATGTTCACCGTCCTTTCTTCGTCATTAATCATTACTGTAAAATCAGCACCCAAGCTACTAAGTTCCACTGATTTAACATAAACTCCGTCCATATCACTTACTGCCTGCCTTGCATAACACAAGAGCGTTTGACTGTCAATTTTGCCAATGCTTTGCTTAATTTTACTGCCGTAATCCTTGTTTGGATAAAATTCACCTAAGGGGCATACAAAAGCAGTAAAGCAGTCAGTCAAAGCAGAAGTAATAAGTGGATTTTCACTATTCACTAACTATCACTCCGTTTCTGTCTATTTCCATACCATTGATAACAACACTGCCGTCGCTTTTTAAATATATATAAGCACCTGAAGATGCTGTAATTTTTATTTCTCCTGGCTTAACGGTGCCACCGTTCATCAAGGTGCCTATTGCTGCCTGCTGTCCATCACCTTTGGATAGTAACATTTCCGTTCCAGTAGGTAGTGAAAAGCTGTAGCCATATGGCGAATAAATTTTTATATCCCTTTCAGCCCCTGTTGATACTGCCTCAACCTGACCGTTACTGTTAAGAGTGCTGACTCCTACCTGCACTGCAGGACTGCTTTGCTCATTTGCAAGCTGTTTGCTAATCCACATATGTTATCTCCTTTATATCAAATTCCTTTTTCAGCGTAAGCTTTGTGTACTCACCTGACTTGTCACATATGTACTTTTTTTCGGCTAAAAGGTAATCGTCAAAGCTACCTAAGCCACTGCTGTAGGAAAAGCGTTGGTACAAATTCTCTTTAACGTATCCACTAACAGTAAGCTCCAAAATTCTGTAATCCTCATAAGATGCCTTTAGCTTTTGAGTAACAACATACTCTCTTTGCCACTGTGGCAGTGCCGATAGGTTAACATATTGTCGCCTAACATTTAGCCCCTGCTCCTGTAACCGTGACTTAGTGTGCAAGGTATAGCCTGCCGAGGAAGTTGTTTTCTTAAAGCAAATTTCAGTTAATGGCTCACTTCTGTTAATAACAGCCTTAGCCGACATAACGTTATACGAACTAAGGCTTTTAATCCTGCTGCTTTTTTCAAGTAGTTTAATACTATTTTCAGGGCTAACATAAATTTGCTCGCCTGTCAGCAGTGACACAAACTGACTTATAGCTCCATAGCAGGTAACGCCTTTTGATACCTCGTATTTTTGCTGGCACTCTATCATTGGCAGGTCGCAGGTAAAGCCGAAATCCTTAGCAAAGGAATACCACAACTGCTTTGCAGTGGGGTTGTTGTATGTAAATGGCTGTGCCTCATTATCAACTAAAAGCGATGCTGATGACCGAGCGTAGCAATACACTTCAAACCCACTATCACTTTCCTTAATTATCTGATTATCACAGTAGCCGTTAAATATTAAATTCTCGCCGTCATACGCTTTAACAGCAGTGATTTCCTCCATTGCATTTTGGTCAGCAGTGCGAAGGCTTAAACTGTCACACGCCACACCTGCTGTTTGGGTAAAATTAAATTCCGTAAGGTCACTAAGTTCCACCATAGTGCCATCTGTTAAGCTAACAACAATTCTCATCTTATCACCACTTTACTGCCTGATATTATTTCAAAAGGAGTACCAAAATCATTAAGGCTCATAATGTCATTTACTGAAACGTCACAGCGATTTGCAATATCAAACGCATTTTCATTATCAAGTGCAATGGTGTACTTAAACTGCTTTTTAGCACTTCTATCTGTGCAATCCTCAGTAAATTCAAAAGAGTAGGAAACTGAATTTTTCTTGTTATCCCTGCTAAATTTGAATTTGGTAAAATATGCCTTAATTGCCATTGCTGACGGCAAAAGCAACCAGCCTGAACTTTTGTCCTTAAGCATATTTCCCAAGTAAGAGCAATACTCATCACCACTGTCACCATAAATCTCACCTGAGCCTGTAACAACAATTGGGTTAATGGACACATTTTCAGTTACGCTGTTGCCGTCAAAAATTGCACTGCTGTTGCAGTTAGATGACAGCGAAATTTCAATGCTTTGTGGGTTTGACGGAAACTGATAATCCTTGTAACTTACAATCATCTATTCCCCTCCATTGCTCTTGTCGTAACGCTTTTGGTCCAGCCTGATTATTTCACTTATCTGTTCTGAAATATTAATTTCATCATTCATTTAAACCACCTCAATCTCATCATTAAAGGTAAAAGCCGTTTTAAGCACATATGATGAGGTATTCACGTCAACTGCAATCCTCTCAGCCGAAACTGAAAGGATGTTGTAGCCACTTAAGCAGGAACAAAGCTTTAAGAAAATTTCCTGTGCTTTGTCACTGCCTGATTTTAACGGAACAAAAATATCAGCAAAAACAGACACTTCACCAGCCCTGTTGCTCTCGTCAACGCTGACAGATGACATATCTATCCTCTCAACTCCCAGTGCCACTGTTGCCCTGCTAATACGCACAGGAGCGTCAGTGCAAGGGTAAGCCTTAATCGCCCTAATGTCCTCAAAGTATTCATTTTCTTTAATAAGTGCAATAAATTGGTCAATGATTTCATCAAGCCTCATCATATTCATCTCCCCTTAGCCTTTTCAGAATTCCAGTGTAATAGACCACCTGGTCGCCAAATGACACAGCGTCAGCGCATTTGAACTCGTACTTTTTGCCGTCAAGCTCCAGCACACCGTCATCAGTAATCACTGTTATATCGTGGTCATAAGGACCTGTGTAAAGGTAATACTCAAAGTGAGTTTTGCCAAGCTCGCTATGCTCGCTTTCAAATGATGAGGACTTTTTTCTCCACAAATGAGTAATGCAAGCCTTAAATGGCATTGACACCCAATCGCCGTCCTTTAAGTACACTGTTCTGCCAATGGTGTTAAGCTGATTTCTTATTAAATCCCTGTTCATTTCACACCGCCTTAAAAGCAAAGCTTTTGCTAATCACCAAGTCACTGCAATCGCTTAAGGTTGAGTCCAAAAGTGCCTTAGCCCTTGAGATTGAGGATGTATCCTTAGTGTAGGACACATCCCCTGCTGTGAAGGACACTATGTCGTCATCAAGCTCCCCTGTTAAAAGGATTTGATAATTCGCCTTCACAGCACACAAGTTAATGATACGAGCGTCATTTTCGCTGTCAGTATCCTTAAGTATTGCAGAAACAGATGACACGGCATTGACTATGTAAGACTCATATGCTTCCAATTGACTTTGGTCAAATCCTGCGATTTCACCAAGTCTTGTTCTAACTAAGCCGTAATCTGTCATATCAATCTACCTTAATCGTCCATACCAACAGCAAAAGCAGCGTCGTCATAAATTCTTGAAAAGCCAACGATTTCAGAAATTGTTGCACGCTCAAGCTGACGGTCAATAAGCTTGTCAAAGTCAGTGATGATGCCACCAGCCTGTACCTTTTCAAGTGCGTAATTCTTATCAAGTCCAATAAATGAGTTTTTAGGCACGCTGGTTTCAACAACAACTTCAGCACCGAAAGGAGTGATAATTTTACCTGTTGCGTGAGTATCAAGACCTGCTGTTGCATCTCTGAATTCAGACATACGCATAATTGCAGCAAATGACTGCTTGTTAACAATCATTGTGGTGAACTTGTATGGGAAGAATGTAGCCCACGCAGTAACAATATCGTCATATGTCAATGAATTTGCTTTAATAAGGGAAGTAATCTCCATATCCTCATTTTCTAAGATAGTAGCAAGTGCCTGTTGGAATTCACTTTCAGCAATGTGAGCACCAATGTGACCCAACACAGTTGTGAACAAGTCAAGTCGCTGGAACTTGATTGCCTCATATGATGAAACAAGCATTTTGCCGTGCTTTTTAAGCTTAGTAAGATTTGAATTAAGCTTAATTGTAAATTCAGGGATAGTTTCACCCTCTGCCACTTCTGAAAGGTTGTAGTCAGTATAAGAATTCTCGACCTTAATTGACCTGTAATCCATACTGTCAATCTCAGTAGTTGTGGCAACAAGCTTGTCAATCTTGTGGTCATAATCAACGCCCAACTGCACTGCACGTGACACGTACTCTGGGAAAAGTGCTGCTGAGTCAGTAGTTGCGAAGAATTTTGAAACTGGGTCTGAATTTACTCCTGACACCTTAATGTCAAATCTTTTAAGCTGTCTTTCGTATGCGTCAAGACCTTCAAGTGAAGTGCCTCTGTAGTTTTCAGATGGGTCAAGCTCCTCTAACGCTTTAGTAAATGATTTTCCTGTTGTGTAAAGTCCTTTTTCAAGTTTAATGTTATCAAATGCCATTTTAATTTCCTCCTAAATTTTATAATTTGAATGAGCATAAGTTGCCTTTTCAGGCTTAAGCTGTAATGATGCACCCTCAGTGCCTTGTGACTTTGAGAATGCTTTTTTAAATGTTAACAGCTCTTTGGTGGTCATCACCTGTGCAACGCCACTAAATGTGTTCAAATCCATTTCAGGCATTGCCTTTGCACAGAGAGCAACAACTTCATTTGTAAGATTTTTCTTGTACTCCCTGCCTAAAACAGCCTCCTGATTAAGACTGTCAATGTGGTTTAAAATTTCCTGAGCCTGTGATTTTGAAACGGTAACGCTTGACTCACAGCCCCTTAAAGTTTTAATAATATCTGTCATATTCACACTTTCCTTTTCAGGTTTAAACGATTTCGTCACACCAGCCTCACGCTGAGCAGGCACAGCCACAAAGCTAAATTCATATGCGTCCTTAACGTCAGACAAAATAGTAAAGGCTGTTTTGCCGTTATACTCTCTGCCTGCAACGTGCTCGCAGTAACCTGCCCTTTTGTCACATCCACAAATTGAACAAGTGCTTTTGCCCATGGAGCAGGATATGGAAACTTCCTTTTTAATTCCTGCCTCAATATCTGTAATCAGTGATTGGTTGTCCTGATTTCTAACCATATATGCCTTGGCTTTAAGTTGGTAAAAATCCTCGCCGTCGGCTGTCATCTTGCCCTGCATCTTTTCAACCCAAGTGTCAAAAATCCTTGCCTTTTGGTCAGATGTTTTCATTGAGTGGTCAAAAATCCCTGTTTTACCCAAAAATTTATCTTTCATTTGCTCCAACGCTTCAGTGGAGAATTTTTCAAAATCCCTGTCAACATCATTGTTACAGAGAGCGACGTTGAAAATATAAAGGTTATCCTGAGTAAATTCACTGCGTGTAAATTGATTAATCTTTTCTAAATCATCATCCTGTGGTGCGAAATCTTTTTCGATATATCCAATTGTCATACCGTAAGCTCCTTTCTAATTTTTTCTGCCTGAGCGTGATAAAGTTCTGCCTTAGCACTGTCACACTCATCTTGAAGCGTAATGTCATCCCAAACAACATTTGCACAAGCGTTTATGCCATTTAGCGCAAGGTAAGTGTTGCCTATTTTGCTGATAATCGGTGTAAGCACACGCCTGTATGACTCTAACTCAGTTGTAAGAATATCTGCCTGCTGGGTGCTCATTCTTTCAGTGGATGACCAGCTAAGCCCCAGCATAAATGGTGGCAAACCCAATTTAGCAACAATCTGTTCAAGTATCTGCTTAACAGGCACTTCGCTATCAAGGGTAACATTGTCAGCACCAATTACTTGAACACTAACGTCGCCAACAGCCACAAAGTCCTTAACATTGTTGGAGTCCATAGCCTCACGCCAAGCGTCAGCCACAGCACTTGCTCTGCTTTGAGCGTCAATGCTGTCTGACTCATCAGTTGGTTTGCACACAACAGCGTATCTAACATTTCCTGCGTGCTCCCAGTTTTCACCAATGGTGTTGTAAATTTTCATCAGTATGTCACTGATAAATGGTAGCCCTTGCAAAATGCTGGTGCCACAAAGCTTGTCAGGCTTAGGATTTAACACGGAATATAAAATTAATGAGGGGTTGGCAATCTTCTCATTGCCTGTGTAAAACTCCACATCAATTCCGTTGTTAGCACGTTTAAGCTCCAGCTCCGACAGGTCGCTGTTATATAGAGCATAAAGTCCACTGCCACCTATTACCATTTCACCTACAGCTGTGCCCACTGTTAAAAGCTGATTAAGATAGTTTGAAACAAAGGCTGAAATACCCTGCTGAGTTCCACCAACGTTTATTGAGTCAAAAAAATTTTTCATCTCATAGTTAATGCGTTCACTGCCTGTTTCAAAATGAAACCCCTCACTTAACCTAACAATCTTGCTAATGGCTGCGTCAATAATTGGCACAGCCTCCCTAACCTGCACATAAACTCTGCTTTCATTGTTCATTGGCAAATATGATGTTAGCTGATAGTACGGATGGGTAGATTTAGTAGAGGTTTGTACTGCTGAGGCTGAAATAGCGTTGCCCCTGCTTTTTTTAAAGTTTAGTAAGCCCAAAGCCTCATTTCCTTTCTATTGCAAAGGACACAAAGGAATTTGCTCTGTCCTGCTTTCTTAACACAGTTGAAACAAAATATCTTATGTCGTCCATTGCGTGGTCGTTTTCTTTTTTCGGAGCATCCTTTTTAATTCCGTTGTCCCAGCGATAAATTGAAAATTCCCTAATAGTGTCCGTGCAATTAGGTGAGAAAAAGATTTCATCATTCTTTAACGCTTGGCAAACGTGATTAATTCCACTAAGCACATCATTGTCAGCCTTAATGACCTTGTAGCGATTGTGCCTTTTAACAGTTTGAATAAAGGAGGCTGCCGATGGGTCAATAATCAGTGCCTTAATATCCCTGTCACCTGCCAGATTAAGCAGTGCTTGATAGTATTCCTCATCTGTTTTTTGGACACCTTTGTCACGGCTGGAATGGTAGTATTCATCAATTCTGTACCAACCGTCATCTCCTCGTCCCCAAAGTCCAAGAGAAAAGGGATTAACCGTGCCATAGTCACAGGACAGGTAATATTCACTAATATGCCCCTGATAATTTTTTACGTGGCGACTGTGGTCAAACATTGGATAAACCAAACCGTCAGCCGTAACCCACTTGCCCTCAACAAAGCGTTCATAAAACGCTCCTGAGTAAAGGCTCTTGTATCGGCACTTAACCGTATCTGACAGTGAGGGATTGTCGTCCATAGTAAAGTGAACGTACAGCACGTTCTTCTCTTTATGCTTTTTAATCCACTGCACATAAAACCAGTGATACGGATGCTCGGGGTTGCAGTTAAAGAAATATTTGGAATTTTCAAGGGAACATCTGGCAAGTGCCTGCTCAACAAATGAGCGAGGCATAAGTGCCACCTCATCAAGCATTACACCACCTAAAGTCATACCCTGTATCAGTGAGGCTGAGGACTCGTCCCTGCCACCAAAGAGGTAAAACCGATTAGCCACATTGCCCTTTGATATTTCCAAATAATTTCTGCTAATTTTATAATCGCACTTAAAGCCTAAGTCGCTAAGCACAGGCAACAGAGGTGTTACTACATTCCGTCTCAGAGAAGCAATAGTCTTGCCACACATAGCAAAGGACGTATCGCTGAAAGTGTAAAACGCCCAGCAAATAAAAGAAATGCTCATACAAAGTGTCTTACCACTTCTGACAGCACCGTCACAGATAATTCCGTTTTTG